TGCACGGGCTCCCCTACTGGCTTGGCGCCTTCCATGGCACTGAAGCCGTCATCGAGTTTGTGAGAGGGGGCAAGGGCTTCGCCAACCACTGGATTGGACGCCATACCAACCAGCGGGTGGGCGGAAAATTCCTGACCACCGGGCTCCTGCCACGCCCTCCTCGTACGCCCGGCGGCGTTTTGCCGGCTGCCGTCAAGGACATCAACTATCGAGCCGGCAGCTCTATTCCCCCCCCGCCGACGCCGGAAGGCTTCGTGGAATTCAAGCCGGATTTTGAGAGAGCCAAGCGTTGTTATGAGGCGTGGGTCAACAACGAGTGGGGCAAGGTCTTTGAGAACCTTACTCCCGCCGAGGTGCTTGAGGCCAAGACTCTGTTCAAGAGCAAGCGTCATGCACGAGACACCATTCCGTTGTCCATACACGTGGGGGCTCCCGGATCAGGCAAATCAGCGGAGATGAAAAAGTGGTTCAAGGCCTTCATCGTAGGGCTGGACAGCCGTTTTCACGTCTGCTTCACGAGGCTGCTGTTGATGGAAGAGTGGAAGAGCATGTTGCCGCCCCATCTCAAGGAAATTGGAAAGCGCATGCTGAAGACGCTGGAGGTGTCCCCGGCTTTCGGGGTGAAGTACCTCCACATCGAGGAGTTGCAACAGCACCCGCCAGGGTACCTAGACATGCGTTACTTCCTCAATCCGTCCCTGGAACGCGTGACTGCGACTGGGGACCCGCTCCAAAATCCCTGGACCCCCGGGAAGAATGAAACGCCCCTGATGATGCTCGACAATGACCTCTGGCACCACCGAGAGCTGTGGAGCAGTTATAGCCTCACCGCTCACCGCGTTGGCCAAGGCGTCGCCCATGCGCTGGGCTTGCAGACGACGAGCGAGCACCCTGGTCGCATCATCCGGAGCTTCGGACGAACCCCGGGCATGTGGACGATCGAGGCCCGCACCCGCACTGCCGATGCGACCCACGCAATGGACAGCAAGAACATCACCATGCAGTCCTGCACAGGTCGAACAATCCCCGAGGACTACCAGGTGATCATCGACTTCTCTGCATTGCACCACGTGAGCGCCGAAGTGATCTTCACAAGCATGTCTCGTGGGACCCACAATGTGCACCTCGTGTGGGAGGGCGGCGCGGATCAGAGCTTGCTGGACCATCACCGCGTTTGGGGCGCCCTCTGGCGTGGCGAAACCATCCCGTGGGACAGCTTCCAGTGCCCTCCCGTGCGGTGCCACGGCTTCGTGGACCTTGATCACCGCGCTGGCGATGGTTTGACGGCGCAGGAGAAAGAGCCTCAGGCGCCACCCGAATTCCGCACGCTGTGGAGTGTGCGTTCGGATGTCCACTCGGAGCCCGAAGTAAGTCTCATCGAGCCAGCAGACTTTGAGCCAATCTGCCGCACGCATCTCACTGCTCCGCGGGGCATCTTGTGCACGCGATACTTCGAACCATTGCAGAGCAAGGAGGCCATGGAGTTCCAATTTGAGGGTCGAACCAGCAATCAAATTCGCGACACTCGTGGTGACGGCATGGTGAACCATCTGTTCGCCAAGCAGAACGCCACGGATGACACTCTTTTGGGAGCTTCCGTCCTCAAACGTATGCGCTTCAGAGACTCGAAGTCCAATGAAACGCACACCAAAGCTCGCGCCATGCTAGGTTCGCATTTGTGGGGCAACTTCCGCTCCCGCCTGAACCTTCCGGAGGAGGGCGAGACCTTGGACGAAAACCTCCTGAACCGATGCCGAGATGAGATGTTCGACAAAAAGTGGGAAACTCCCCTGAGCACGCTGGAAAACAATCGGGACCGCTGCGACCCTTTCACGGCTGAGAACAGTGCCAAGATCTTTGCCAAAGCGCAGGACAAAGCTAAGCGCTCCACGATCATGACAGCTGTCCTCGACCCCGTGGGGGCCTGGTGGGCTGCTGACAACGACCTGCCGAAAGTCAAGCCAGGCCAAACCCTCGCGCTCTTCCCGGATCAGGTGCTGCTGAAGCTCGGCCCCTACACGCGTTACCTGCACAAACGCATGCTCGACTTGCTCCCGCCGCACATATTCCTGTTCGGTGGGCAAACGCCCACGGCCCTGGATGAATGGTGTAAGAAGTGGGCCATCCGCGGAGAAGTCTTCACGAACGACTTTACGGCCTACGATCAGTCCTGCACTGGAGAGGCCGTTCAGTTCGAGATGGCCATGATGCGTTACTTCGGTTTCCCGGAGGAGCTGGTGGCCTACTACTTCTGGCAAAAGACCACGCTCACGACCAATTTCGGGCCGAGCGCGGTCATGCGTTTCACCGGAGAGCCCGGCACTTACATCTTCAACTCACTGTTCAACTTGGCCTACATGTTGCTCAAATACCAGTGTGAGGATGTGCCGAGCATTTATTCTGGCGACGACAGCCTCCTGTTCAAGGTGCCCGCCCTTAATCCCGAGTGGGCCAAGTTCGAACCCATGTTCACTCTCGTGGGCAAGACCTTCATCACCGATCTGCCGGAATGCTGCGGGTGGCTCTGCTACCCCGAAGGCATTGTCCGCGACCCGCTCGTGCTGGCGTTGAAGACCGTGTACAAACGCAACCTTGGCGAATTGGATCAGGTACTCGATTCATACTTTCTCGAGCATCTGCACGGCTACTACAAAGGGGACCTAATCTCCGACATTCTCACGCCGGAGCTCATTGAGATGCACGCATGGTTCAGCAGCTTCGCTCATTCCCACTCTTCTCTCGTCCGCAGTCTTTCCCGCATTCAGCGCGAAGACTTGCAAACCCAACTCAACCGCAACGTGCCCTTCGAGGCCAGAGAGGCTAGGCAGGCTCAGAGTAAGAGCCTATTAATGTATTTGCCTTACCTTTTTGGCTTAGACCCAACAACTTCAACACGCCATGGTAGCCAACGCGCTGTACTACACGACGCCCGAGCGGGCAACGTTCGCAATGAGCTTGAAACTCAAGGCTGGGAAGAACTTCGCGGCGGGAGTTGTGACGTTGCGAGGCGCCAAACACATCCTGGCGAGCCTGAACGGAGTGGCGTGCGCCTGGGCCGAGC